CACGTCGCCGCGTATATCGCGTACTCGTGAGAGGGAAGCTCACGTGGTTTAAAAACCCACGTGAGAGTGCTGATCGGACGCGAACCTAGCTGGAACTTGTAATGTAGGCTTCGCATGCGAGTGACGAAGCCGCCATCCAAAGTCCTAGCCGAAGCATCGCTTACGATCGGCACCTGTAGCAGACTCACCTTGACGGGGTGAGCTTTCTTACCCTTCCGTTCGATTCGTTCTTCTCTGGCTGAAAACCAGGCCCTTACCGCCCAATCAAGGGAGGTTCGGACAGAACCGATCCAACGGAACTTGCGGTCAGCAAGACCTTGCGTGCCAACAAAGGATCCACGATCCAGAGCATGATACACAAGGCGGTTGTGAAAGCGAAAAATCTCGTCTGGTGCATTTGGAACTTCCTTCTGATAAATGGGTGTAATATCTCGGCCAGCGAAGTAATGCTTGCCGCACGATTCTCGAAAATAACCAGAATCGTGAGTCTTCTTGCGATTGACAGTGAAGCCTACGACCCCAAAAAGGTCATAGAGCTTCCCAACGATCGCGGTCGGACATATGATATCATCCCCATACACAGAAACGCGACCTGTTTCCCCCATGTGATCTCGAAGGCTCTCGGTCAAAGACCAAAAAATCAGAGTCTCGAGCTCGAAGGTGAAGCCGTTACCCATTGAGGAAAACTTCTCAAGAGGTAGCCACTCACCTTTGACTTTGCATGAGGGGGATCTTAACCTTGAAAGGAAAGATGCCCAGTTAAACGGCAAAAGTAGCCACACTAAAGCCGAGCAGATGGTATCAGAGGCAGCCTTAAGGTCAACGGTCGCGAGACCGAGATCTAAAGCTAACCTCGCGAGACCCTGGTTGATCGTCTGATCGTCCAGGTTGATACCGACGCGGTGGAGGCAGTGACGGAAGTAGGATCCAACACCGAGCTGAAGGAAAACATTTCCAGAAGGCTCGATATTGATAATCCGACCCGTCTTCGCGTTTTTGTCGACACAGACCACCTTTGCGCCGGGCACCACTCGAAATTCTGAGTGGATGAGCGACGTAGGGCCGTCTGGTTCGATGCCACGGGCACGCAACCAAGCGTAATCCGTGGCCATCGCCGCTCGAAGGAGCGGCAAGGCCTCCGC